ATTATTTGAAAAATTTTTGCTTTTTCTATTACGTCCGGTTAATCCATGCAAGTTCATGTAAAGATCTGTAAACATGTTATTAGGATTGTGAAAACTATTCATTTGATATGTTTTTTTAGAATAATTTTTAGCAAAATCTTCTGTAACATCTATATGTCTTAATATGTGCAATGTTAATATATTAGCAAAAGTTATATTACTTAAATATTTCCAATCATATTTTTGAGTTTGTCCTATCCTGTACAATTTACTTTCTGATATATATTGTAAAAAGTTAACTTCCTGACTTTCTAATATATCATTTACTAGCTTTATAGCATCTTCTTTAGCTTTTGCTTTAGGTGTACCAATTTCTCCACTTTTAACCGAAACCATACTGTTAAATATTCCTTTAATTCTGGTTTTACTAGTCGGATTATTAACAGTTTTATCGATTTGTGTAAGTAAAGACTCAAATCCCTTATCAAGATTGTAATTGGCAAGTAGCCTGGTGACATCATTCCACTTGGTACTGACCCAATGAATGTTTCTTGTTCCTTTAATTTCTTGTCCTTGTGCATTTTGTTCATAGCTCCTAAATTCTAATTTTTGTCCACTAAGATTAAATTCAAATTTTGTTTGAGCATTTATAGGAAATCCACTTAAATCTATATTAAACAAAGATAGTAAATCAGCGTCTTTATTTTTTGTTTGCGCTTCTTGGTAAGCTACTTTAACTAAACCCAGTATAAGTCCTTGTACCTGTGCATTAAAATCTAAAAAAATTTTTTTAAATCCGCTTTCTTCAGCAGTTAAAGCAATAATACAATCTATTTGAACACTTTTACCTGGATTAGCATACTGCGGATATCTACAACTTATCAACTCTCCTGCATTATAAGTCCTTTTTCCTTCGTATTTGCCAGTAAAAGGTAGTATTGTATTACTAGGTAAGCTTTCTAAATAATTTTGTAATTGTTTTTTAACAATTTTTTTATCGTTTCCCTCTATATGAACAATTAAATCTATATCACCAAAATCTTGTTTAGCACTTGTATTATAACTACCGCTTGTTTGAACTTGTTGAAAATTATCAAAATTATTAAGCACACGATTTGTAAAATCTTTTACAGTAGGTTCTACATCTTGTCTAAGTATTCTGTCTGCACCAGCAACACCACTCATTAATTTTTCCTATACTTAACTATATTACTGTTATCTGGCAAAAATTTACCAGTAAGCCCATATTCTTGTTGGTGTTCTATCCAATATTCTTGTAAATTAAAAGGAATATCGGCTCTTGTTTTATCTAATATTCTTAAATATATTTTCATTATATCATCAAAATCTTTACTTGCTTTAGCTACATCTATAAGTTCATAATAATCATTTAGTTCTTCTATTGAAAGATTACTATTATAAAGATTATTAATTAATTGTATAACCTCTTTAGGATCTTTAGCTACAATTTGTTTTGTTACTTTATCAGAAACACCAGTAACATGGTTAAAACTAAAACCTTTGACTTGTAACATACTAAGTAAAAGTTGTGTGCGATGTAGTCCTTTTACATTGTCTTCTTTGCCATATTCTTTACTACCATAACTGAATAACAACCAGGGAAGATGACCTATCATCCAGTCAATTTGTATACCTTTTCCTAAATTAATTGTAAGGCAGCTTTCATTGCTATTTGTTCTTTACTACTAGATTTAGCACGTTTAGACAACTGATCGAATCGCATCACAAAGTTTTCAGGATTTATATTCCATGCTTGTACACTAGAACTAGATACTCCCTTAGGAAATAATTTAGTTCCATCGATTGCTAGATCTATATCCCCACTTGTATCTTTTTTGCCTACACTGCCAACAGGATGAAAATCTTTAGGATTTATAGGTGCATTAGGAAAAACTTTTTTAAGTTCAATAAAGTATTTTTCTAAGGTAGGAGAAATATTTTCTCTAGCAATTCTATCAGTAGAAGCACCAAAAATATTTCCACCTTCAGTAATTTTATTTGTAAAATCTAGTTGTTTTCTTCTAAGTTTTCTAGGACCTCTTAACTCACGTTTTTTTAATCCTGCAAGAGTTATTTCACTTATTTTCATTGAACTTGTTTAATCCTCTTTTAAATTTATTAGGATCTTTTCCTTTTATACTATTAACAAGTCTTCTTTCTAATTCATTTGCTTGTTCGGGTGTATATTCTCTATATAGTTCTTTAATTAAATTTATAACACCATTTATAAGATGATCACTCCTAGTCTCTATTACCATTTTTCTATCATTGCCAATATAAATTTGGTCAATTTCCTGAAACAGACTACGAGTTTTTCTTTTCATAATCAAGATCCTTTTTTTATATTTATTATAAATATGTTTATGAAACTACATGAACTTAATGAGCAAACTGTACAACAACCTGAAATAGATATTAATAAAATTTTAAACATGATTGAATTTAGTAATCTAGATATGAATATT